TGGATAGCCTTGACGGGCTTGACGAAACTATCGCCGGCCTGTACGTCGAGAAAGACGGCAAGTACAGACTGAATGTTGAGGGCGGGTTTAAGACCCACGATGAAATCAACGGCTTGACAACTGCTTTGAATAAGGAGCGCGATGCCCGGTCAAAGCTGGAAAAACAGTTGAAAAAATTCGATGGCATAGAAGACCCAGCCGAGGCGCTGAAGGCCATTGAAACTATGAAAAACCTTGACCAGAAGAAACTGATTGACGCTGGCGAGGTGGAAAAGGTCAAGGCAGAAGTGACCAAGGCGATGCAATCCAAGATAGATGAGCTTCAGAACACGGTCCAGGAAAAAGAAAACATTCTGACCAAGGAGCTGATCGGCGGCAGGTTCGCCAGGTCCAAATTCATCGGTGAAAAAATGGCTATTCCGCATGATCTGGTGGAAGCCCGGTTCGGGCAGAACTTCAAGATCGAGGAAGGCCAGGTTGTCGCCTACGACCAGCACGGTAACAAAGTATATTCTCAGGACAGGCCGGGAGAGCTGGCCGACTTTGACGAAGCCCTGAGCGCCTTGGTAAATCAGTATCCCTACAAGGACAGTATCCTGAAGGGGTCCGATGCATTCGGTGGCGGGGCACCGCAAAATGGAACCCGGCCAGGACCGACAAACTGGCACAATTTACCGCCTATCGAGCGCCTTTCGGCTGCACGGAAAGCGGGCAAAACACAATGAATGGAGCATAAACTATGGCCCTCACTTTAGTAGAAGCTGCCAAGCGCAGCCAGAACCCGATTCAATCGGCAATCATTGAGATGTACGCAAGGAACAGCGATGTTCTGATGTCTCTTCCCTTTGACACCATCCAGGGCAACGCCCTGCGATACAACCGTGAAGAAACCCTGCCGGGTATCGGATTCCGGGGCGTGAACGAAGCCTACACCGAATCAACCGGCATCCTGAACCCGATCACTGAACCGCTGGTAATCGCCGGCGGGGACTTGGATGTCGATATGTTCATTCTGAAAACAATGGGAATGGACCACAGAAGCGTCCAGGAAGCCATGAAGGTGAAGGCCCTGGCCCTTGCCTGGACGGCACAGTTCCTGAAAGGCGACAGCGCAAGCGACCCCAGGGGATTTGATGGTCTGGAAACCCGGATCACCGGTGATCAGTTGATCTGGAATAACACCGACAACGGCGCCGCGCTTTCTCTGGCAAAACTGGATGAAATGATCGATGCAGTTGAATCTCCGACGCACCTGATTATGAACAAGACCATGAGGCGCAGACTGACAGCCGCTGCAAGGCTGTCCACCGTGGGCGGGTTCATTACATGGCAGGTTGACGCTTTTGGCCGCCAGATCGCCAAGTACAACGACCTGCCCATCCTGATTGCCGATTATGACAACGAAGGTGATCAGGTCCTTTCGTTCACCGAAACCGCAGCCGGCGCAGGAATAGCGCAGAACACATCCATCTACTGTGTTTCCTTCAACACCGGCATGGTGACGGGTATCCAGAACAGCGATATCGATGCAAGGGACCTGGGTGAGCTGGAAGAAAAGCCCGCAATGAGAACCCGTGTTGAATGGTATGCCGGTATCGCATGTATGCACGGCAGAGCGGCCGCCCGACTCGGCGGGATCACCAACGCAGCAGTAACCGTATAGGAGAATTACAATGGGTATTACCGATAGCAAAAAAAGACCCCAGGGGACTTTTGACAGCGACCTGGAATTCAAGGACGCTGGACTTGTGGGTGCAAGCGCAGCCGCCCAGGTGGACAGTGCCGCACAGGTTGTGGATGTTGGAACCGGGCTTTTCCGAGGATGCATGATTCTTGATGTGACCGCTATTGAAATCGATGACAGTGATGAAATCTTTGATATCTGGGTTCAGGGGTCAACCGACTCTGATTTCAGTGATGTCGACAATATTGCGGACCTGGCTTCGATCAATATTTCCGATGATGCAGCAAAGCGTACAGACAGTAACATGATTGATACTGTTGGGCGGTATAAGCTCTATTTTGACAACGAAAGAAACGGCGTTTTTTATCCGTATCTGAGAGTTTACACTGCTGTGGCCGGCACTGTTACGGTTGGAATTAATTACTCAGCATACTGCGTCCCGATGCAGTAAGGGGGCATTATGACTGATACAGTAAAAGTCGTAAGGGCCAGAGGCGAAGGGGTAGTTAAGATCAAAAACGAGCCCCTTGGCGATGCCGCAGTAAAAAACATCCAAAAAATCCTGGTGCCCGAATCAATCGCCACAGTCACGGAATACGGTGGCGAGTACGGATTTAGAACCAGCGTGATCGAGTTCACCAAAGCCGCCAACCTCGTGACCAGGGCGGGGGCTTCAGATGACGGATACGGAAGCCTGAAGCTGGCAACCTTCCCGAAAGGCCGCATCTGGATTCATGGCGCAGTGGGCACCTTGTCCAATGTTGATGTTTCTGGTTCTGACAATATCAGCGACACAGGGTCAGGTGACTACTCTTTCGGATCTACCGCAACGTCTGACACCACTCTGGACAACACTGATATTAATATGGGTTCGTCCGCAGCTTTGAATGATTTTGTGGCCGGCGTGGGCGCAGCCGCTGCAAGTTCAGTTTTGGCCGAGGGTGCGTTGTTCGACGGGTCAACCACCGCCGTGCCGGTATACCTGAATATGATTTTTGACGCTGGAGATGTCACTACCGGCAACGGAGCGGCTGACATAGTTGGCAAAATCACAATCCAGTGGTCATACCTGGCCGATTATTAACCACGAGGCCGGGGCGACCCGGCCTTAGCTTTACGGGGGCAATATGAACAAAGAAATCCTGATCAATCCGAAAACCGGCAAAGCAAAAAAGTGTTGGTCCCTGGATGTTCCGGGGCTTTTGGCTGACGGGTGGAAAATGGCAGACGAAAAGCCGGAACCGGAAAAGAAAAAACCCGTGACCACCACCACGTTTGAGCCGATTGAAAAGCCAAATCGCAAGAAAAAGGCTGAATAATGGCGCTTACAGTTGGGACTGACACATACGCCACGCTGGCTGATATACAGGCATGGAACACGGCCAGGGGCTACACCGGCACCATCACCGAAGCCGATGTCCTGCGGGCAATGGATTATATCGAAAGCCTGCCATGGGCCGATGAGCGGGGAGATGACGATTCTGATCTTTGGTGGGGCGATGATCCGCCGGATGCTGTTGTCACCGCCCTGAAGCATGCCGCACGGATGGAAAACGAATCGCCTGGCGTATTGATGCCAGAAACACAACAGAAGGTGGCTCGTGAAAAGGTGGATGTCATCGAGATCGAGTATGAACCTGGAGGAAACCAGCAGATGTTTCCGGCCTTGCTCCGGTATCTAAGGGACTATGTGACCAGCAGCAGCGTTATCAACGTGAGGCTTGTCTGATGTATGCTGGTCTCCAAAATACGGCAGCGAAAATGCTTGCGAAGTTTGGGCGGTCCGTAACCTTGACCAAACCTGGATACACCGGGGACAACCAGGAGTTCAACCCTGTCACCGGGGAGTGGGAACCGGTCGATGGCGAAGCCGGTGACCCGGAAACCGGATCAGTAAAAGCCGTATTTGTAGGGATCGCCCAGAAGTGGAAAGACAAGTTTGTCATTGAGCAGGGGGATTCAGTGGCCCTGGTTGCCGCCGATGGCCTGGAACCTGAGCAGAACGATGTATTGGATGGTTGGACCATTTTGGCGGTTGAGCCGGTCAAACCAGCAGATACCGCAGTGCTTTATAAGTGCCATGTGAGGAAACAATGAGCTTTTCTGTTGATCTTGCTAAATTCGGGCAGAAAGCCGTTGACAATGGGGAGAAAATCGTTCGCAAGATTGCGTTTGATATGCACTCCCGAATTGTTCAGCGTATGCCGGCTGACACCGGGAGGGCGAAGGCAAACCAGCAGATCAGCATCAACTCGCTTCCATCCGGTTCCGTCATGGAGTTCGATAAGAAAGGCAACGCAACGATCAGCAAGGGCAATAAAGCGCTTGCCAGCTTCAATCTCGGAGATACCATATTTCTGTATAACAATGTGGAATACATCTTGCCCCTTGAATACGGCCATTCTAAACGAGCACCCCAAGGTATGTTCCGTATCACGTTTGAAGAAATAGTACAGCATTTGGGGGCAGCATGAACCGAATGGATGAAGCACATGGACTGCTTTCTGGCTTGTTGAACACCTTTGCAACAGCGCAATCCCTGGCGGTCAAGTGGGAAGGAAATCCAGGAGATCCATCCACGTCTCTTTATCTCAGGGAATGGCTGATGCCGGGGCAGTTCACCGGACTTCACCTGGGGCCAAATGCTCCCAACGCAGGCCCACTTATTTATCAGGTGGATGTTGTAGCCAATATGAACGGATGGGGGGCTGCTTACGGAGTTGCAAAACTGTTTTTCAGTTCCCCCTATTTTTATCGTGGGCAGGTTTTATCCAACACAGGAAATACCACTCGCATTGTTGTCAGGTCCGGGCAGACAGGACCGGCACTGCGGGAGGACACCAAATACGTTTTACCGATGTCCGTTACTTTTCGGGCATATATGACAATTTAATTGAATGAGGTGACATTATGACCACAGGATTAGTAACGGTAGGCTTGGGTGACAATGCCCAACTGGCCTATCTCGTACAGGCAGCAGCCGGGGAGATTGATGCAACTCCGGCATGGATCGTTTTGCCTTTCACCAATGCGGAGTATTCTGTTCAG